TAATACCCTACGACACGGCAGGCAGCTACTACATAACCAGAAGCACAGAGGACAAGACTTTTAAAAAGCCTAAGAGCGACGACGCAGGCGAAGAGCCTGTATATAACAGGGCGGCTTTATACTCTTCTGAGCCTTGCTTTGTAACTGAAAGCCCTATAGACGCTATTAGCCTTATTGTAGCAGGCGGGGGCGCTTGCGGTGCAGTAGCGCTAGGGGGTACAGGCAGGTCCAAGCTTATAAAGCAAGTAAAAGCTAAAGCGCCTACAGCTACGCTTATACTTAGCTTTGATAACGACGAAGAAGGCGAGAAAGCAACGGCGCAGGCGGCAGAAGAGCTTAGAGGGCTTAATATTCCTTTTATAGAAGCTGCTTACAGCCTGGAAGCTTACCAGGGCGAAAAGAAAGACGCTAACGACCTTTTAAGGGGCAACCTGGAACAGCTAAAAGCAGACGTGCAGGCTAATATAAATGAGGTGGAACGGCTAGCCAACGCAGAAAAAGCGGCTAGGCTAGAAGCCCACAACGGCGACAGCGCTATTTTTAGGCTACAAGACTTTGTAGACGGAATTAAAGCGGGCGCTAATACTTCTTACACGTCTACAGGCTTTAGCGAACTAGACAAAGAGCTAGACGGCGGCTTATATAACGGCTTGTATATCCTGGGCGCAATAAGCAGCCTGGGTAAGACTACGCTTTTATTGCAGATCGCAGACCAGATAGCAGCCCAGGGCAAAGACGTACTATATTTTAGCTTAGAAATGGCAGCTAGCGAGCTTATGAGCAAGAGCATAAGCAGACATACTTATAAGCTTTGTAACGGCAATAAAGGCAACGCAAAGACCGCTAGGGGAATCACAACGGTTAGCAGATACCAGAACTACAGCCCAGAAGAAAAGAAGCTTATAAACGACGCTATAGCCGCCTACGGTGCTTATGCGGGCAACCTGTTTATATATGAGGGCATAGGCGACATAGGCGTAGAGCAGATTAAAAGCCTAGTAGCAGAGCATAAAGAGCTTACAGGCAGAACGCCTTTAGTCTTTATCGACTATATACAGATACTAGCGCCCTACGATATGAGAGCTAGCGACAAGCAGAACACAGACAAAGCCGTACTTGAGCTTAAACGCCTTAGCAGAGACTATAAAACGCCTGTTATAGCTATTTCTAGCTTTAATAGGGATAATTACACAAGTGAAGTAAACATGACCGCATTTAAGGAAAGCGGGGCTATAGAATACGGCAGCGACGTACTACTAGCCTTGCAGCCGCAGGGCATGAAGCCAGGCTACACAAAGACAGAGCAGAAGCAAAACGCAGACCTTGTAAAGAAGTGCAAAGCAAGCGCACAGCGCAGCGTAGAAGCCGTAATACTTAAGAACAGGAACGGCAAGACAGGCGGCAAGGTAGGCTTTGACTACTACAGCCTATTTAACTGCTTTAAGCAAGACTACGGCTTTACGCCTGTAGACACCTGGGAAGAGTACGACGAAGACGAGCTAGTACCTTTTGGCGCAGAGGACTAAGTAAACATAGTAAACGCAGTAACAGGGGCTTACTTATTAAACTGGGTAAGCCCTTATTTTTATGTTTACATAGTTTACAAAGTAATTGACATTTACAAAGTAATATTGTATTATTAAAGAGAGTAAGTATACATAGTAAACATGAAATTAGAAAGAGGGGGTAAGCATGAGCTACGAGCCGCCTAAAATCGCACGAATAAAAATTAAAAACAGCGACAAGGTTATAGCTAACGCCGTACTTGCTACGGACAGTATGCAGCTTACAGGCTTCTTAAGCCTTAAGGCAAAGGCTAACGGCAAGGACGCTACCCGCTTTGTAGCCTTAGACGCTATAGAAGAAATGACAGTAGAAAACGACGAACTATATAAAACTATGCCTTGTAGCTTTGTGCCAGAGGTACGGCTTAAAGCTAAGATCGACGGCAGCTTATAGAGGTTGAATATATGAGTTTTTTAGACAGACTTTTTAACCGTAAAGAGACGGTAACAACTAACAGGCTTATAACAGAGCCTACAGGCTTTAGCAGCTTCTACGGCGACGCTTACGCTAACGACGTTTACAGGGAAGCGGTAGACGCTATAGCCAGGAACGCAGGCAAGCTTAAAGGCAGCCACGTTATAGCTTATGCAGATCAGAAGAGGGCAGCCGGCGACGGCAAAATTAACAGGCTTTTACAGGTACGCCCTAACCCTTATATGAGTGCTTACGACTTCCTTTACAAGCTTGTAACGCACTTATTCTTATACAATAACTCTTTTGCCTACCTGGACAGAGACGACAGGGGCAACCTTAAAGCAATATACCCAGTAACGGCAACAAACGTAAATATTCTTAGCGACGCTGCTAATAATTTGTATTGCAGCTTCTACCTTAAGAGCGGCAAAGAAGTAATACTACCATACGGCGACCTGGTACACCTTAGACGCTACTTTAACGACGACGACGTACTAGGCGCAGACAATAGCGCTATTATGCCAGGCTTAGAACTAGCCCAGACCCAGAACGAGGGAATTATAAACGGCATTAAGGCAGGCGCTAGCATAAGGGGCATTTTGAGCTTTACGCAGATCATGAGCGCAAGCAAGCTTAAGGAAGAAAAAGAAGCCTTTGTAGCCGATTATTTGAGCATGGAAAACGGCGCAGGCGTAGTAGCGACAGATCAGAAAATGAGCTACACGCCTATAGAAAGTAAGCCAGTTATCTTAAATGCAGACCAGGCTAAAGAGGTTAAAAGCAAGATTTACGACTACTTAGGCATTACAGAGCCGATAGTAAACAGCAGCTATACAGAAGATCAGTACAGCGCCTTTTATGAAAGCACGCTAGAGCCTATAGCTACGGCTTTGTCGCAGGAGTTTACAGCTAAGCTTTTTAACGACAGAGAACAGGCTTACGGCAATAGTATTTTATTTGAGAGCGGGCGCTTACAGTTTACTAGCAACGCTACAAAGGTACAGCTTATTAAAGAGCTTATGCCTATGGGCTTGCTTACCATTAACCAGGCGCTAGAAATTCTTAACCTACCTAGCGTAACGGACGGCGACAAGCGCTTACAGGCGTTAAACATGATCGACGCAGCGCAGGCGGCGCAGTACCAGGCAAAGGGGGCTAACAATGAGTAAGACGGCTATAAAGCCTTGCCCGCATTGTAACGGCGCAGCCTACTTAAACGCTAACTACAGTTACAAGACCCGCAGCTACTTTATTTTTGTTAAGTGCGACGTATGCGGGGCTACAGGCAAGACCACAACGAGCCAGGAAGACCCCGCCGCCGAAGAGTGGCAAAGCGAAGCTTGCGAAACGGCTATAGCAGCCTGGAACTTAAGAGCCTATGAGAGCTAGAACAGATTACAAAATATGCCCCTATTGCGGGGCTAGCCTGGATATAGGGGAAAAGTGCGATTGTACAGAAAGCAGAGGTACTAACTATGAAAGAAGTACGAATAACGGAAATACGAGCAGCAGAGCCGACGGCAGACGGCGCACAAGCTCTTATTTTAAGGGGGCGACCTATTCTTTACGATACGCCCACTTTGATAAATGACGGCAGCGGCAGCTATACGGAAATTATCAGCAGGGGCGCACTAGACGGCGCAGACCTTAGCGACGTGAGACTACTTTACAATCACGACTTAGGCAAAGTGCCACTTGCTAGAACGCCTAAAACAATGAGCCTAAAGGTAGACGAAGAGGGCTTAACCTTTGAAGCGGTTTTACCAGATACGGCAGGCGCTAAAGAGGTTTACGAAGCCGTTAAAAGGGGCGACCTTAGCGGCATGAGTTTTGCCTTTACCGTACCAGAGGGCGGCGACAGTTACGACGCTAACACTAATACCCGCACTATACGGCAGATAGCTAAAGTATATGAGTGTAGCGTAGTGCCTTACCCCGCTTACCCTACTACAAGTATTGAAGCACGCAGCGCAAGGGCGGCAGCTCTTAACAGCCTGGAAGCCAGGAAGCGGGCAAAGATACTTTTTAACCAGATCATGAAAGCGAGGTAAAAAGCATGAGTAACTACGACCACGTAGCGGCTATTTATGACTTTGCTAAAGATCATGGCTACAAGGTACAGGACTTTAACACAATGGAAC